TTAGCCTTTGGCCAGACGGCGCGCTGTCATCAGTAGCATGCGCCGATCCTCCGTTGAGCAGGCGCGATAGAGGCGCATGAGGGCGAGCTCATCGCCGACCAATGAACCGGTTTCGCCCGAGACCAGGTAACCAAGCGAGGTGTTCAGAACCTTCGCAATACGTTCCATGTTATCTCGCACCTGACCGGCACGGTCAGTTTCCCACTGCGCGATTGCAGAGCGGGAGACGTTGAGTTTGGCCGCAAACTCATCCTGGGTGAGGTTGGCGGCGAGCCTGAGGGCTCTGATGCGGGCACCGACGGTCTCGGTGGGGAGCTGTTTTTTTGCAGACATGAGCACTGGTAACACGTGATGAACGACAAAGCCACGTTAGTATTTGTTGACATTGATTGTTAGTATTGCTAACTATGCGTAGCGAGAGGGAGGGTATCATGCCGCAAGCTTTGGTCTGGAGTAAAGCCGCCGATGTCACCATTTGTACAATGCGGGGTAGTGGTGCTACCTGGGCGCAGATAGGAAACACGCTGGGGTTGTCTAGGAATACGGTTATCGAGCGGGGCCGGCGGCTGCGTGCCCTGGCGCCGGTTAAGGTGGCAGCCCCGCCGGTTGAAAAACCTGTTTCGGACGATCCGAATCGAGGCCCGCTGCCGGCGGGGCACCCGCTAACCTGGCGTTTACTAACCGATGCGCCCTATCCGAAAGATGGCGACAAATGAGCGCGTTGATTCGCGCGCAAAAAGAGTCTGCGCCGGCCAGGCTGGGGGGGCGGGCTGCTGTACCAGTGGCGGCGGCAAAGACGCCGATGCAAGCGGATGCCATTTTGGCGCGCTTGGAGTTGGCTGGTGCCACTTTATTGGCGATGCCGGCGAAAGGATATTCGACGCAATTGCGGCAGATGAAATTCGATATCGTGCATACGGCTTTGGAGGCCTATGGCTGGCAATCGGCCGCGGCGCGGGCGCCGATGCCGAGTGCCGCTGATATATCCGCCATGGATGAGGCGTTTGGCTGGCTGGCTTTGATACCGGAGGGCCAGTTTATGTTGCGGCGTATCCTAGGTGCGCGGGCGCTGGTGCATCCGCTGACGGGCCGGCATATCTATCCCTGGCGGCGCCTGGCGGCGATGTTGGGGGCGGATCATAAATCTGTGCAGCGCTGGCATGGCCAGGCGCTGGCGCTGCTGGAGCGGGCATTGGCGGCTTAAAGCTGGTGCGGCGCAAGGCTTCGTTAAACAGATTATGCTGTTTTGGGGATGCCGGATGGTGCCGTGTGGGGCGCTATTTTAGGCGCTATTTTAAATGAGTGTGATATTTTTACGCTGTTCGGCAAGCATATGATTTGATAGGAATTTTGCCGTTTTTAGACAGGGGAAGCGGGGCGTAATGAGGCTAAAACGAGCCTTGCAGGTGGGGGTTTTGGCAGGATTGGTGATGCGGCCGGCGATGGCTGCGCCGCCGGCGATCAGCGCTGCCGAGACCACCGTCAGGCTCGGCCTGGTGGCGGGCTATGGCGCGTATATGACGGATAGCGTGAAGCAGGGCGCGGGATCGGGGCCGTTATTGGGTGTCACCAGTGGTATTTCCACGCTGACGCCGGGGGCGCTGGCGGCATATGGCTGGCCGGATTTGTATGCGGGCGTGAGTTACGATTTTTCGGCTGGATTTTTGCACGATCAGAGGGGGGCAGGCGATGCGCTGCCGGGCAATGGCGGTTCATCTTATAATAATGCGATTGTGCGCTTGGGACTTGGCCGGCCGGTCTCGGCGCATGCGGAGCTGATCCCCTATATTGCCGGTGGCTACCAAAATTTTAATTTTGCACCGCATGATGCAGGGGCGCAGGGGTTATTTTCTCAGACTGGCCTTGCCGGCATTGGGATGAAACTTGATATGGCGGGGACCCGGCTCTGGGTGATTAGTGCTGATGCGGAGGGATTTGCGCTGGTGGGGGCGGCAAATGGCGGTGCGGCGGCGATGAGCGGCGGTTTTGGCACCAGCGCGGAAGAGCGGATATCGCTGGGGGCTGATTACCGGCTGAACGGCGCCTGGCACGCTTTCGCGGGCTTGGGCGTCACCCATTATGGTGAGAAGGCCCAAATGCCCGCCGGGAGTGGAGGCGGATTTGCCTCCGGCACTGGGGTGCAGGTTAATTCGATGTTCGGGGTGAGCTACGGATTTTAAATTTTCTAACTAAGTGTTTTTTATACTTGCCCACATACCCCGCTTTGACCTATACATCTTGGCATACTGGTTCTTAACGCGAACAGACGGGTAGCTAAGACAACGATATGATGGAGGCGGGGTTTCTGGGCTTTGCCCGCCACGCCATGGCAAAGATCGGGAGAGAACCGGCGGCGCATCACGAAATGCTGATCGCGCATCTGCAGGATGTCGCCGATGGGCGCGTTGACCGGTTGATTGTGCAGATGCCGCCGGGGGCGGCGAAATCGACCTATGGCTCGGTGTTGTTTCCGGCGTATTTTTTCGGACGAGCGGTAGGTGCGCAGGTGATTGCGACGGCGCATACGGCGTCGCTGGCGATGCATTTTGGCCGGCAGGTGCGCCAGGTGCTGCATGAGCATGCTGGGTTGCTGGGGTGCGAGATTGCCAGAGAGAGCCGGGGGGCGGGACGGTTTGCAGTGGCCGGTGGCGGTGAGTATTTTGCCGCTGGGGTGCGCGGGCCGATTACCGGGCGGCGGGCCGATCTGATCCTTATTGACGACCCGGTGAAATCCTGGGCGGAGGCGGAGAGCCCGGTGCTGCGCGATGGGCTTTATGATTGGTACCGTGCCGAGCTGACGGCGCGTTTGAAGCCGGGTGGGCGGATTGTGCTGTTGATGACGCGCTGGCACCAGGATGATTTGGCGGGACGTTTATTGGCGGCTGACGCGGGCTGGGCATGCCTTAGTCTGCCAGCACTGGGGATGGCTGGCGACCCTTTGGGACGGCTGCCGGGGCAGGCGCTGTGGCCGGCCTGGCAGGATGAGGCGGCGATTGCGCGGCGCCGGGTTGAGGTTGGTGAGCGGACATTTGCGGCGATGTACCAGCAGATGCCGCGGCCGGCGGAGGCGTCACTATTCAATGTGGCAAAGATTGAGGTGCTGGCGCAGGTGCCTGTCTTGGCCCGCACGGTACGGGCCTGGGATTTGGCCGCGAGCTTGGGCGAACCTGGGCGGAACCCTGATTATACCGTGGGTTTGAAGCTGGGTATGACGGAGGCGCAACGGCTGGTGGTATTGGATGTCATCCGCCTGCAAGCATCGCCTGCGGCAGTGGAGGCAAGCATTCTTGCGGCGGCCAAGGCTGATGGCGTGACGACAGTGCTGGCTTTGCCACAGGACCCAGGGCAGGCCGGTGCGGCGCAGATCGCGATGCTGTCACGCGCGCTGATGGGGTTTCAGGTGGTGGCGACGCCTGAGAGAGGGTCTAAGGTGAACCGTGCCATGCCGGCCGCGACCCAGGTTGATGCGGGCAATCTCTGGATTGTTGCAGCACCCTGGAATGATGTCTTTCTGGCAGAGCTGCGGGCGTTTCCGGACTCTCACAAGGATGACCAGGTGGATGCGCTGTCGCGGGCTGTGAACACGATGGTGACAACCGGCAATGGTGCGGCGCGGCGGGTGAGTGTGCCGCTATTCGGACGGTGATCTGCCGCGGCGTAAAAACATTGATTGTGAGGCATGATGTTTGAGACGATTTGTGACACCGTGCCGGTTGATACGAGTATGCCGCCGCGGGTGGCGCGGCTGCAGATTTTGCGCCGCGTTCTGGATGGAACGCTGTATGATAATTTACCTTATCAATTTCATGAGGAGCGTAACGGGGCGGGGGAATATGTGCCACTGCGGATGCGCAGGCCTTCGGTGCGTTATGGTTTGTGCAGAATTGTTGTGGAAGATTCGGTGGCATTGCTGTTTAGTGCGGCGCATTTTCCGGCCATTGAGTGCGCTGATGTGACACTCACGAACACGCTGGCCGATGTGATGCGGGAGTCGCGGCTGAATGAGGTCATGATCGATGCGGCGATTCGCGGCGCGGTTGGATCTGTGGCGATTTTGATGCGGGTTTTGCGTGGCCGGGTGTTTTTTTCGGTGCTGGAAAGCCTGTATTTGACGCCGGTTTGGAATGTCATGGCGCCGGATACGCTGAGCCGGGTCACTGAAATGTATAAAGTAAGTGGAAAGGATTTGCTTGCCCAGGGCTATGAGGATGTTGATCCGGCTGGGGTGTACTGGTTTCAGCGCGTTTGGGATGAGATGGCGGAGAGCTGGTTTCTGCCATGGAAGGTGAATGACCCGGCGGCGCAGCCTATTTTGGATACAGAACGGAGTGTTGCACATGGTCTTGGTTTTGTCCCGGTTGTTTGGATACGTAACCTCCCCGGTGGTGACGGCGTGGACGGCGCTTGTACATTTCGTGGCGCGGTTGAAACAAGCATTGAAATCGATTATCAGCTAAGCCAGGCAGGACGGGGGCTTAAATACAGCTCCGATCCGACATTGCTGATTAAAGAGCCTGCGACAAGTGATTCTGAGATTGTGAAGGGTGCGGGAAACGCGCTGGTGGTCTCAGAGAAGGGCGACGCCAAATTATTGGAGATTGGCGGTACGGCTTGTGAAGCGGTTATCTCCTATGTACGCACGTTGCGGGAACTAGCGCTGGAGACGGTGCATGGCAACCGCGCCAATGCGGACCGGTTGACGGCAGCGCAATCTGGCCGCGCGCTTGAGCTGATGAATCAAGGCTTGATTTGGTTGGCTGATAATCTGCGCATTTCATATGGCGATGGCGGGATATTGCCGCTGTTGCGGATGGTGGTGCGGGCTTCGCAAGTGTTTTCCTTGCAGGTGATGGGTGAAACCATGCCGGATTTGGATATGTCACAGCGGCTAAGTTTACGCTGGCCGCGCTGGTATCCGCTCTCGGCCGATGATCGCTTGAAGGAAGCCCAAGCGGTAGCGACCTTGACTGGTGCGGGACAATTATCCCGTCAGACGGCGGTGAAGACGTTAGCACCTTCGCATGGGATCGCCGATGTTGCGGCGGAATTGCAAGCCATTGAACAGGATGATCCATGACCGATGACAATTCTGGTGGCCAAGATGACTGGCAACTGCGCGCAGAGATGGCGGAGGCGGCTTTAAGCCGGGCGCAGGCGGAAAGTGACGCGCGGGTGATCAGGGCAGAGTTGAAGGCGGAAGCGATCCGGGCTGGGATGATTGATCTTGATGGTCTGAAATTGCTTGATGCTGCGTCCGTCAAGCTGAATGAGCGCGGCGAATTGGAAGATGGGGCAGCCATTTTGGCGCGGTTGAAGCGGGCCAAGCCGTGGCTATTTACGGCTCAAGCCTCTTCATCCGCGGCCGTTCAGCCACCGCGGCCCGAGCCGCCGCGGCTGCGCCACGCCAATGATATGAGCCATGAGGAATGGCTGGCGGCGCGGGCGGCGTTGATCCGGCGGCGCTGATTTTTATCAAACTGTGATGCTGGCCTAGCCGCAACAAGATTGGTGCTTTTTAAACAAGACTCTCTTGTCAGATGTTTTTAATTCAACACGATTGCTCGCCATTCTGGATGCTGGTCCAGCGTGGATCCATGCCATAACACGAAGGGTTTCGAATCTATGGGTATTCAAAATTTTCCGGCGGCATTGCAGCCGATTATTCAGCAGGGTTTTCTTGAGCGTGAATTTGAGATGGCGTTGAAATCGCGCCTGGGCTACCGTCTGATTGCAGACCGCGAGGAATTTGCGGTTGGTATTGGTGAGACGCTGACCAAGACCAGGGCTGGTTTGAAACCTAGTGTGACGACGCCATTGGCGGCTGCCAGTAATACCAACTTGGATAATGGCTTGACATCCACCAATTGGGGGGTTGAGCAATATACAATTTCATTGAATTTCTATGCAGCCACGCAAGATTTGAATATGGTGACGAGCCGGGTTGGGATTGCCAGCCAGTTTTTGCAGAATGCGGCGACCAATGGTGAGCAGGCGGCGCGCAGCTTGGATGAGCTGGCCCGCAATGCGTTGTTTGCGCCGTATTTCGGTGGTAATACGCGGGTGACCGCAACGCTGTCGGCCGCTGCTACCGGTATCGAGGTCGATGACATACGCGGTTTTCAGACGGTGTTTTCGAATGGTGTACAGCAAGCGGTTTCCTCGACCTATACGCTGACGGTGATCGTTGGGGCTAGCCAATATACGCTGATCGGCGTTACCGCAGATGCCAATAATCAATCCAGCGCACCTAACGGTGTTTCGGGGCAATTGCTGTTTTCGCAAAGCGTGAGCGTTTCTGATGGAACAGCTGGAAATGCCGTGCAGGCGGCGACCGCGAGCTCGATTGTGCGGCCAGCCAGCCGTGCAACCACCGCGGCATTGCAAGCCACCGATACGTTAACGATGGGTAATTTGCTTGATGCGGTGGCATTGCTCCGCCGCAATGCCGTTCCCTTGGTAGATGGGGTGTATAATTGTTATCTAGATCCGGTATCTGCGCGGCAATTATTCTCTGACCCCGATTTCAAGCAGCTTTTTCAGGGCGCAACGTCATCCAACCCGGTGTTCAGGCAGGGGATGGTCAGTGATTTTCTTGGGCTGCGTTTTATTACCACGACCGAAGCCTATGTGCAGACGCATCCGAGCATTGAGGGATTATATGTAAGGCGGCCGATTGTTTGCGGGCAGGGCGCTTTGATCGAGGGTGATTTTGCCGGCATGGCGGCGGATGACGTGGCGCCCAAGGATAGCCTGGTGAATGTGATCGATAACGTGGCGATGGTAACGCGTGAGCCGATCGACCGGCTGCAGCAGATTATTGCGCAGAGCTGGTATTGGATTGGTGGTTTTTGTGCGCCGTCTGATACCACGACGACGCCGACCACGATTCCGACGGCGACCAACGCCAATTACAAGCGTGCCGTGATGATTGAACATATTGGTTAAAGGATAACAACGATGGCCACGGGCGCGACGCAACCATTTCGGCCGGCCGGCACGGCGACCGCTGCGGCATCGACCAGTTCTACCAATATTGCGCTGGTCGGGGGCGGCAATGCCGTGCTGGTTTTTAATGCGACGAATAGTACCGCCTATTTTACCTTAGGGGCGGCCTCTGAACTGACCGCTTCGGTACATGATACGCCCGTGCCGGCGGGTGCGAGAATGCTGGTTGATGGGGGACCGTTTGTGAACATCGCCGCGGTCATTCTACAGTCTGGCAGCGGCAACGTCTATTTCACGCTTGGGTATGGGGATACATATTGATATGTCCTGCACGGTTCCCAGCGCTTTTTCGGATGCTCAGAAGACTGAGATACGGCGTTATTGCGGGTATCCTGCCTATGGCGCAGGGGCGGCGGGGTTCAACTCATGGCGGTTTTTTCAGGCATTCGGTACGCTGGAATATCGGATGAATAATCTGGCGCCGGCAGAAATTGCGGTAAGCCTGCAATATGTTGCGACATTGCGGACGCTGGAGGCGGCGATTCCGCCGAGTTCCGAGAATCTCGATACGGAGAGTGCGGCGGCGTGGACCCATAATGCCAGTGAAATTGAAGATCGCAGCCGGTTATTTGATAGTTGGCGCCGGCGGTTCTGCGGATTTTTAGGGATTCCGCCGGGACCGGAATTGGGTAATACCGGCGTCAGCCTGGTGGTTTAAGATGGATGGCGTGAAGCTGGCGGACCGGCTGGCCTATGGCGCAGGATGCGTGGCGCGGCGTGTTGGGTTTGTGCATGATGCGTACCGGCCAGATGGGCCAGTGGCACCGGTGGACCTCGATAAGCGTTTCCTCAGGCTCTCCGTTGCCTATGTGCTGCCCGGGGGCAGCGTTGGCGCGCCGACGGCGTTTGGGGTGCCGTTCCGGCAAGCCTGGGCGGATTGGAGCTATTTGCGCGTCGGTGATTATTTGTCCGGGCCGGAGGGTACGGTGTTTGTGGCCGCCATCGAGCCGCCAAAACCAATGCTCGTGGTGATGACCAATGCCGTAATGAGTTTGGAAAGGCCGGCGGCGCCCGCTTTAGCGGGATTGAATCCTTATAGCGCGGTATTGCCAGCGACAAGACTGCCACTTGTATCGGGGTTTCCGGGCAGTGTGCTGGCGGGTGGCATTGCTGACCGGACCCGGATTGGCCTGCCAGATGACACAAAGCTACCTGGTTTTGTGGCATTGTTACCGATGGTGGACGCAGTCAGGCCACATCAGGCGGATATTTTAACAACCGAACGAAATGAGCGGTTTGTGGTGACTGGCATTGAAACCGTTGCTGGCGTGTGGCGGTTGTCGCTGACCCCGGTGGTAAGTTGATGGCTGACCAGGCGGATGTTGAAATAGCGCTTGCGGCGATTATTGCCAATGCGCTTTACCCGCAGGGTACGGCAGCGGCGAGTGCCGTGGGTTTGGTCTGCCGGGTATATAGAGGATTACCGAATGCGCCTGCCTTAGACGCTGATCTGGCGGCAGGAGTTGTCAATCTATCGGTGACGGTAGCGTCCGCGGCTGTCAAAAATGTCACACGCTATGCGCCGCGCTGGGTAGGGGTGGCACCTGTTCCTGCCAGCTTGAGTGTAACAATAGATGGTGAGATGGCGACTTTTGCGGGCCGTTGCAATGCCGGTCAACTGGCTGGAATCTCCGTAAACGGGGCGCTTTTTCCTTATGCTGTACAGGCCAATGACTCGCCGCCAACGGTCGCCAGCAATTTGGCAGCGTTACTCCGTTCAGCCGGAGTTCTCGTCCATTATGAAGCGAGTTCTGTAACGGTGGCGGGTGCACATTCGCTCATTGCACGTATTGTCGAGGGGGCCGGGGCGCTGCAAGAGATAAGGCGTCAGATGCAGGACTTCAAAATTAGCTTGTGGTGCCCTGACCCGGCCTCCCGTGACTTAGTCGCACCTCTTGTCGATCAGGTTTTGGCACAGCAAAAATTTTTGCCGCTGGCGGATGGGTCGTTTGGGCGCATTATTTATAAAGATACAGAAATGAGTGATCTGGGTGGTGATGCGACATTATACCGGCGTGATTTGACCTATAGTGTTGAGTACCCCACCACGCTGTCACAAATAACGCCGGCCATGTTGTTCGGATCAGTGCGCCTTAGTGAGGCAGGGTTTATCATCGAGACTTCGCAGGGGTAAGGGAATTGAAATGACATTTGAACTGGTTGTCGTAAAGCCGTTTGCCGGCTATACGCGTGGTGAAAAAATAAGCGATAGCGCGTTGATTGCTAAAATTCTGTCTGGGCCGCAGGCGAACCATGTGGTGCGCGTCGTGGTAAAGGGGGCGTAGACGATGCCAATTGTTCAGCAAGGTGCTATTAATACAACGGCTCTGATTGTTCCCGATCTTTACGTCCAGATTGTGCCGCCGCAGACATTGTTGTTAAATGGAGTGCCAACAGATACGCTTGGCATTGTTGGTACGGCGAGTTGGGGGCCAGTTGGCGAGCCGACAATTATTGGCACCATGAGTGATTATGCGACTCTTTTTGGGCCCGTGATGGCGCGCAAATATGATATGGGAACCCAGGTTGCGATTGCCGTACAGCAGGGGGCCGGAAATTTTCGTTGTGTGCGCGCGACCGATGGCAGCGATGCGGCCGCAAGTTTAACGATTTTGGGGAGCATCACGCTGACCGCTTTATATACGGGCAGCCTTGGCAACACATTATCAGTAACATTTTCGGCGGGATCAGCGGCCAATTCGTGGCGCGTGACGATCGCCCTGCCTGGCCTTAATCCTGAGGTTTTTGACAATATAACCGGAACGGGTCTGACATTTTGGGATACGTTGGCGAACGCTATTAATAATGGCAACGGTGCGTTACGTGGACCATCACAGCTTGTCATGGCGGGTATCGCTGGGGCGAGTGCGACGCCGCAGGCCTCGGTTTATTCGTTTAGCAGTGGAACGCTTGGCAGCGATGGTGCATTGACAATTGACGCTGCAACCTTGGTGGGTGTTGATACATTGCCGCGCCTGGGGATGTATGCGCTGCGGGGCCAGGGCTGTGCGGTCGCGCTGCTGGCCGACACTGATGATCCGACGCAATGGAGTGTGCAGACAGAGTTTGGACTCTCTGAGAGTGTCTATATGATTTTGACGGGACCGGCAGGCGACGATATTGCCAATGCTGTGACTGTTAAGATGATTTCGGGCATTGATAGCTATGCCGCCAAGCTCATGTTTGGTGACTGGATTTATTGGTATGATCAGGCGAATGCTTTGACTCGCCTTGTATCGCCGCAGGGCTTTGCCGCTGGGCGCCTCGCGAATCTCTCGCCCGAACAGTCCTCGCTTAACAAGCCGCTTTATGGTGTGATTGGATCCCAGAAATCGGGGCAGACCGGCGGCGGGACGGCCACGACCTATGCCAGCGCCGATCTATCCGCCCTGTTATCGGCAGGTATTGACGTGATTGCTAATCCGCAGCCAGGCGGTGCGTATTGGGGCGTACGGGGGGGGCATAATTCGTCATCGAATGCAGCGATTAATGGTGATAATTATACAAGATTGACAAATTATATCGCGAGTACTTTGGCCTCGGGCATGGGTATCTACGTTGGCCAGTTGGTCAACACAACGTTATTTCAAAATATTCGTTCAACGTTAATGGCGTTTTTGAATGGGTTGTTGAGCCAAGGGATGCTCGGCAGTACCAATGGAGCGCAACCATTCGCGGTGGTCTGTGATATCAGTAATAATCCAACAAGCAGGACGTCGCTGGGATATGTGCAGGCTGACGTGCAAGTGCAGTATCAGGCCATCAATGAGAAGTTCATTGTGAATGTGCAGGGTGGCCAGACGGTGCAGGTGAGCACGCAGGTTACACAGACGAATAGTTGAGAGGAAATTCCATGCCTTACAATACATTTTCTGTTGGCAGTGATTGCCAGGTTGTGGTGATGGGGCCGTTTGGCCGGGTTGATATGTCGCATGTTACGGGTTTTGAGGCGCGGCAATTGACATTGATGGTACGAGTTGACCGGCTTGATGGTGTCCAGCTGGGGGCCGAATTGCCGAAGGGATGGTCTGGCAGCTTTAGTTTGGATCGTGGCTCATCAGATGTTGACAATTTTATTGCGTCTATAGAGCAGGCCTATTTAGCAGGTCAATCAATCAATGCAGGGACGTTGTATCAGTATATTAATGAGCCAGATGGTTCGACGTCCACCTATCAGTTTAATGGCGTTGTTTTCAAGCTGACCTCATCTGGTGCCTATAAAGGTGATTCTACTGTTGTACAGAAGCTGGATTTTTATGCTTCCGGCCGGGTGAGCGTATCATGAATGATGTTCTGGTTGATAAAGCGGGGCGGACGATTATGCTCCGGCGGATTGGGGTTTTGGAGCAATTGCGGCTGTATAAAGCGCTTGGTCCGGAATTGGCACGTAATGATGTATATATGGCTCTGGCGATGACGGCTGCATCGGCTGCCATGATTGACGGCATACCAGTGCCTTTTCCAATTAATGAGTCCGGTATAGAGGCGGCGGTAGAACGACTTGGGGATGCTGGTATTGCGGCAATTGACGATAATTTTGCTGCAAATGATATTATAACAGTATCGGTTCAAGCGGGAAACTCCTAAGGCACCCTGCGCTCATTGACTGCCTGTATCTGATTGGACGGGGGGTGCCATATGATATCGCTTTTGCTTTGGATGATACGGAGCGTTATGCTTACGTGGTTGCGTTTGGGACCTTGGATGGGCTGAGCTTTGACTGGACTCGTTCAAAATGGAATGAGGTTTAATTATAAATCTTTTGATATGTTAAGTTTAGAGGTATATTGATGAATGGTATCTCTTTGAGCCTGGGCGAAGTTACATTTACGAATATGGAAGTTCCAGAAAAAATTAATTTCGGCGGCAAGCAGCGTGTGGCTGTACAAGCCTTAATAGGGGGCGGCAGGGTTATCTCGGTTCTCGGGATTGATGATGGTGAGATCTCGTTTTCAGGAATTTTTTCAGGTTCTGATGCGGCGAACAGGGCGCAGATATTGGATGTGGCACGGGCACTTGGTGCCACTTTGCCGCTGGTTTGGGATCGTTTTTTTTACGCGGTTGTGATTTCTGAGTTCACGGCAGAATATAGAAAACCTACCTTGATACCTTTTACCATTCATTGTGAGGTAGTGACGGACCCGGTGGCAGCATTGGCGGCCCTAGCTGCGCCATTGGTGAGTTTGGTTGGTAATGATTTGACAGCGGCGGCTGCTTTGAGTGATCAGGCGGGGGTTTCAATTGCTGGTTTGAGCGCGGCAAGCCTGACTGGGTTTTCGGTGGTGCAGGCAGGAATTGCAGCGGGTTTGGCGAGCGGCGGTATAGCACTTAATTCCGGCGTTTTGGCGGTAAACGGGGCCTCTGATCCGGTATCGGGCGCTGGCGGTATTGGGCAATTGATGAGTGCATCGAGCCAAATGGCAGCACTTAGCAACATGAGCGGTTATATAAACCGGGCGGCGGTGAATGCGGCGGGGGCGTTGATATGAGTCGTCAGGTGATAACGGTGGCCGGGGGTAATTTGTTTCAGATCGCTGCACAATATTTGAATGATGCGACGCAATGGATCAGGATCGCGCAGGCCAACGGGCTCTCTGATCCTGTGATTAGCGGGTTGCAGACGCTGGTGATACCGCCGCAAGATGCAAGTGCGGGGGGTGGGATTGCCCGTTGATCAGCCGCAGGTATTGGCACAAATAGCAGGTGCTACGGTTCCTGGTGTGACCTTTATGGAGGTTGAAAATGTTGGCTATTTTGCAGCTGACAGATTCAGGATCGGCTTTGCGATCGGGGCGACTGATTTTACTACAGCACAGTATTTTTCCTCACTTGGGATGCAGGTGATTACGATCAGCGCAGCCATTGCTGGCTCTGGTTTTTTAAGTTTGATAACTGGACAGATTGATAATATTGAAATTGACTTTGGCGCCAATAATGTTGTGTTGGCGGGACGTGATTTGGCGGCACGGCTGATTGATACTGAGTTATCAGAGACTTATGTCAACCAGACGGCAAGCCAAGTCGCGATTCAGATTGCTGAGCAGTTCAACCTCACACCCGATGTGACGTCGACGTCGACGATGATCGGACAATATTACGAGATTGATCATGCACGCACGATTATGAATTTGCATTCACGCAACATGACGGCGTGGGATTTGTTAACAGGATTAGCCTATATTGAAGGTTTTAGCCTGTCAGTAAGTGGTACGGTGCTGTATTTTGGGCCAGTGCAAGCCGGTCCCGTGCTGGCACTAACAGTTAATAATTTCAGCCATCTAATGGTTGATATGGCGGCAACTGTGCCGACGGGAACTATGGTTAAATCTTGGAATATACGAAATAAAAAAACCATTATGCAGAGTTCAGGGCATGGGTTTTCTCCCACCATTATCAAGCCCAATCTTACGTCCAGCCAGGCTGGTGATTTGGCAGCTTGCCATTTGGCACTGCTTAACCGGCATAAGACGATGCTTATGGGAACTATGCCTGCGGATTTAACCACGATGCCGGGGCAACAATTTGTATTGAGTGGTACAGGATCTGTCTTTGATCAGACATATACGGTTGAAGTGATAAGGCGCTCGGTTAGGGCAAAACGGAGTTTTAGCCAGACGGTGAGGGCATTCGCTCAATAATGAGCAGTCCTAAGGCAGGCATTTGGCAGTTTTGGCTTCGGAGTGAAAATGGACCAGTTATGGAACACTGTGAAGGCGCGTGCGGCTGGATTGGATGGTATGACCGGAATAACACGGTTCGGTTTAGTATCAAGTTTTGATCCCAATTCCTATGCCGCGCGGGTGCTTATGCAGCCTGAAAATGTGTTGAGTGGCTGGCTGCCAGTGTTGTCATTATGGGTGGGGTCTGGATGGGGGTTATGTGCGCCTTTGGTGCCTGGCGCACAGGTGATGGTGATTGCGCAAGAGGGTGACGCTGAGCAAGGTGTTGTCATCGGCGCGGTATGGTCGGCGGTGGATCTGCCGCCGGCAGCACCTGCGGGTGAATTTTGGCTGCTCCACCAAAGCGGCAGTTTCTTGAAGCTGCATAATGATGGATCGATTACCTTGCAAGCGCCGGTTGTGAATGTCGTAGGAAATCTAGTGGTTTCAGGGGATATTTCGGATCATGCCGGCGCGCATGGGACGGTTAATCATCTGCGGAGTGTCTATGATAGCCATACGCATAGCGTGCCGCAGGGTGGTGTAACGAGTCAGCCCCTGGAAACCGTATAATGGCGGATTTGGCGTTGCAGTTTGGTGGTGATTTGAGCGTTAGCGCGACCGGCGATCTTGCGATTTCCGAGGGCATGGCTTTGACGCAGGATCGGGTCATGCGACGGCTTCTGACCAATCCCGGTGACTATATCTGGCAGCTTAGTTATGGCGCTGGGCTGGGGCAGTTTGTTGGGATTCCAGCCGCACCGGCATCGATTATTGGCATCACGAAAGCGCAGTTACAGCTTGAGCCGGCAGTGGCGGCCAGCCCTGCGCCATCGGTTGCGCTTAATGTTGCCAATGATGGGACGGTGACGCTGATGCTGCGCTACACGGATGCGCCAACCGGCCAAAGCTCCGTTTTGTCCTTTTCAGTGTAGGTATTATGCAGCTATCATTACAAAATTTTTCAGCGCTGGTTGAGGGCATGGCGGCCTCAGTTCAGGGCGCAGCGCAGAGTTTCTTGGATCTGACTGCGGGATCTGTGCTGCGCGCTGTCCTGGAAGCGAATGCGTCGGTTGCACTTTGGATCCAGTGGCTGATTGTTCAGGTTCTCTCTGCCACACGTCTGATGACGAGCGCCGGGGCAGATGTCGATAGTTTTGGGGCGGATTTTTCGTTTATCCGATTGCCGGCGGTTGCTGCCAGTGGTAGCGTGACGTTTTCGCGTTTTACCCCTAGTATTTCGGCTTTCGTACCGGTTGGTACCGTCGTCTCTACTGGCGATAACACGCAGAGTTTCATGGTGGTTGCAGACCCTACGAATGCAACCTTTAGCAGTTTTACCAATGGATTTACGCTCGCGGCCGGCCTTGCGAGCCTGAGTGTCGCGGTGGTTGCCATGGTGCCGGGAAGCGCTGGTAATGTGCTGCCTGGGGCTATTTCATTACTGAGTTCGGCGGTCGCTGGTATTGACACCGTTACCAATGCTGCGGCGTTGACGGCTGGCCAAGATGCGGAATCTGACGCTGCGTTCAAAAGTAGATTTAATATTTATTTGAGTGGTCTTTCAAAAGCGACCAATATTTCTATTGCCGGTGCTGTCGCCTCTATACAGCAGGGATTAAGCTATCAAATTAGTGAGAATGTAAGCCAGAATGCGGCGACACAGATGGGCCATTTTATTGTTACGGTTGATGATGGGTCTGGCAGCCCGCCAGCCAGCCTTTTGAGTACGGTGTGGCAGGCGGTGAATGCAGTGCGGCCGGTGGGTACGAGTTTTGCGGTGCAGGGGCCGATTGTGGAATTGGCGAATGTTGCATTGACGCTGACCACGGTGGCGGGCAGCTCGCATAGTGCGGCAGTGACGGCGGTGGCGGCGTCGATCGAGACCTATATTGCGGGGTTGCAGATTGGTGCCATGCTTGGTTACACCAAACTGGCGCAGTTGGCGTACGAGGCATCCAGTTCTATTAATAATGTTTCTGGTTTGCTGCTCAATGGTGGAACCGCCGATATCGTGCCTGGATTATTTGGTGTCGTGCGCACGGGCACGGTTACGGTGACGTGAGCGCTATGGTTGGTGATACAAATGATATCGTGTCGAGGCTGCGGCAGGTTTTGCCGGCCAGGTGGTTTGGCGATACAGCACCAAAACTGAACGCGATTTTGACTGGTTTCGCGAGCGCTTGGAGCGGGTTGCATAGTCTTTTACAATCGGTGAAGGCGCAGGGACGCATTGCCACGGCGAGCGGATTATTTTTGGATATGGCGGCAGTGGATTATTTTGGCAGTTATTTGCCGCGCCGTGCGGGTGAAGCGGATGCCGCGTATCGTCAACGCATTCAAAGCAATTTGATCTTACCGCGGGCGACCAGGCCGGCGGTGGCGCAAGCGGTGACGGCATTAACGGGCCGCGCACCACGGATATTTGAACCCCGCAATGCGACTGATACTGGCGGCTATAGTTCTATCGCGCTCGGCTACAACATCACAGGTGGTTATGGCAGTTTAAATACGCCCTATCAGTTTTTTATTACAGTTTATCGGCCCAATGCCACCTCGGCAAGCCATGCAGGCGGGTATAATAACGGGCCGGGCGGATATAATAGCGCGCCGCTTTATTATGTTGATGTCGCCGAATTATCTGGCACTTTAAGTGATGCTGAGATTTATGCCGCGGTGGCGGGGGTTTTGCCGACCAATGGCGTGGCCTGGACCAATATCTCTAACTAAGGATGAGTGATGGATCGAAATATTGTTTATCCGGGTAGTATTCCCCTGGATACGGATATCCTATATCCAAACCGGAACGCGATGATTGGGATTGCGGCACTCACGGCCGCGACCTTGGGGAGTAATATTATTGCCGATGGGTTGGCGTGCACGCCGACCAGCCCGGCCTCGCTGGCGGTCAATATCGGGCCAGGTAGCATCACGCAATTGACCGCGGTGGATGCCAGTGCTTACGGTTCGCTGCCGGCGGATACCAGCGACATGATTGTGAAGACGGGCATTAATTTGTTGACCACGAGCTTGGCGGTGGTGGCGCCAACGAATGCCGGCCAGGCAATTAATTATCTCATTGAGGCTGCATTTTCCGAGACTGATACCAATGCTGTTGTGCTGCCTTATGTGAATGCCGCAAACCCATCGCAGCCATTTTCAGGGGCAGGCAATTCCGGTACGGCCCAGAATACGCAGCGGATTCAACGTGTGCAGTTGCAGATTAAAGCCGGGGTTGCGGCGGGTACGGGCAGCCAGACCACGCCGGCGGTTGATAGCGGCTGGGTTGGTTTATATGTGATCACGCTGAATTACGGACAATCGACGATTAGCGCGGCGAATATTAATCAGGCGCCCGGGGCGCCGTTTTTGTCTTATAAATTGCCGGCGTTGCGGCCGGGCTATGCGACGATGCAGGTATTTACTGCGTCGGGGACGTTCGTGGTACCGAATGGTGTGAGCGCGGTGCGTGTAAGTGCGACCGGCGGCGGGGGGGCGGGCGGGTACCATAGTACGATGCCGAGTGCTGGTGGCGGGGCTGGCGGTTACGGTGCGGGCGTGGTGAGCGGATTGGTGGCAGGGCAGAGCATTGCTGTGACCGTCGGGGCCGGTGGCGCGGCGCTGGCCGCTCCCGGCGTTGGAAGTTTCGGAGGGTCGTCAAGCTTTGGCGGTTATTTGAGCGCGCAGGGTGGCAATGGTGGCAATGGCGGTACGACGGTAACTTTTGCTCTTGCCGGCGGTGAAGGCGGGAATTGTTTTGGCGGCCAAGTGAACGTCACCGGCTCGATGGGCAGTGATTGCATTGTTGTCGCTTGCCGGGGCGGCGATGGGGGCGGGCCTGGCAATGGCAGAGGCTCCAGCGGTCCGGTGGCGGGCCAATCCGCTCTTGGCTATGGCGGTGGCGGCGGTGGTGGCGGCTGCACCATCGCAGGCTCCCCGATTACCGGCTATCCGGGTGGTGCGGGTGGTCCTGGCCTTGTGATTGTTGAGTATTAGGGAGGCGTTGGATGGGCACGCCTGCAAATCATTTATGGCGCCCCTCAACGGCACGCTATGTGCTGGTGGATGGGTTTGTTCCGACCCCGCGGGGACCGCAGATTCCGCCGCCAGTGCCGTTGGCTTGGCCGGCCAAGGATCCCGGCGATACGTTGGACTATGTCTTTGATATCACACCGGCACTGGCGGCGAATCCTGGTGACATGATCAGTACGTTGGACGTGACAATTAGCCCAGATAATGCCGGTGATTTGGTGCTGGCGTCGTCATCTGTGGATGGCGCGCGCGCGGTGCTGTGGCTGACTGGCGGGATCGCGCAGACGAGTTACGCTGTGACGGTCACGATCTCTACATCTGGCGGCCGAAGCCTGGTGCGCAGCGTTAATTTGCTGGTAGCACCGCTGGCTGTCGTGGTGGCGCCGGTGAATGCCTTGACGACACCTGCGGGCACCGCATTGACCGGGCCCACGGGTACGCCCCTGACAACAAGTTGAGGTAGTGATATGCCCACGATTGGACAATTGCCGGCGGCGACATCGGTATCTGACTCCGACCAACTGCCGATTTTTCAGAATGGCCAGACCTTGGCGGCGACGCGTGCGCAGCTTTTGGCGGGACTCCAGACGGCCATCACGGTACCGCAAAATACCTTGTTGGGCGGCGTTGGACCCGGCATCGCGGCACCTGTGGCGATTACTATCGGCAATAATCTGGCTTTATCGGGTAACACGCTCTCTGCGAGCGCCAGCCCGTTTGAAATTGCCAGCCTGGCAGCAGGATCACCGCCTGGTGCGGGCGATTTGGTGGCGATCGGGCAGGGGGGCAATAATGTCGCGGTAAGCTACGCAAATTTCTTGGGGGCGATGGGGACTGTGCCCGGGCTGCCGGGGGGCGCGTTGACGGCGACGGCGAGTGGTGCCACGGCCGCACGAACGATTGATGCACTTGCCAGTAATGCCGTTGCGATTGAGGATTTTGGTGCGAAGGGTGATGGTGTGACGGATGATTCGGCGGCCTTGCTGGCGGCTGTCGCGGCCGGTGCACCAGTGCGGTTTGGCGCCAAGACCTATGCCATTGCTGGTGAGTGCGATATCTCCGGTACGCAATGCACGCTGCTCGGTGTACCTGGCCTGACGATATTGTCGCGGACCGCGCAATCCAAGCTGGGCAGTGCGGCAACCGCCACATGGATCAGCTTTTCAGCGACGACAGTGTTTGTTGATGGCATTATTTTTGACGCCAATTCAGTGATCACGGCTGATACGATGGCGGTGGCCGTGCAGGCGGCATGCACAAAATCCTATTTCGGACGGAGTTTGTTCAGGAATGCAAAAGGGCCGAATAATGGCTCTGGCTTGACCTATTTAGCCAGTGATCCTGCGGTAACGCAGCATCATATTGATAATTGTGAAGCTACCGCAAATGCCGTACATGGTTTTTATGCCTTGGCGGTCGATGCGCTTAGTATTACGAATTGCCATAGCCATGATAATGCCGGCAATGGCATTTTTCTAAATAGCGAAGATCCCAATTTTGTTTTGAAGGTCAGAGCGCCGCATGTGGTGGCGAATACGTGCTGGAATAATGTGTGCGGAATCATCGTCGGAAATTTCATCGCGGATAATGTGCATACAGTACCCTTCAACTATGGCAATGCGAACCCAGATGTCTTAGGCACGGTGATTGCCAGCAATAATTGCTATACGAACAGAAATTATGGAATTTTTATATCTGGACGTAATATTTTGGTGTCGGGAAATCTTTGTACGAATAATAGTTCGATCGCCGCAAGCGGCGCAGGGATTTTATGCGACACAGGCTATTGCAAGATTACCGGCAATATGATTACCGGTGCCGCAGCATTCGGGATTGACTGCGGCGGTTCGATTTATACCGAGGTTGATAGTAACTATATAGACGGCGCGTTAATTGGATTGAATATTGGCGGCGGACAGTTTTGTACGGCCCGCACTAATTTTATCGTTGATTGTCAAGGTGTTTCCCTGGCGGCTCAAAATGTTGAGTCAAATGGCGCAGGAGATAATTTTAATTTATCTTGCACTGACTTGTCAATCATTGGAAATTTTATCAGTTTTAGTGGCTATGTTTTGGGAATAATCATTCGTGATGGCGCGCAGAATGTTTTGGTAAAGGATAATATTATTGTCGGTCAATCAGGCGCCAACCTGGCTGGCGCGTTGGAGGCATATACGGATTCGGTGCAAATAACCGGAAATCTGCTGAATTTTACGCCGCGTTGGCCTGTTAATCCGACCTCAGTGGGGGGCGTGTACAAGTTAATCATCCCGGATTTGGCGGATGCTGTCAGTATATCACAATCCTCGGCGCCGATTGCCAGTATCATCACGGCGCAGGCAAGTGCCACCGCCGGGACGATTACCTTTTGCAAGGTTACCAGCAACGGGTATGGCTACACGACGGCGACGGTCAGTTTTTCTGGATCAGGGACGGGTGCCGCAGCGACAGCGTTCATTTCCGGTGGTACGATTATTGGTCTTGAAATGACCAATTTTGGATCTGGCTATGGCGCTGGAACGACGGTGACCATAAATGGCAATGGCTTTGGGGCGGCGGCGACGGCACAGGTTGGGCTGCCAGTTTGGCAAAATCGGCAAGTTACGATTGATTGTCTGGCATCGACGGTGTTTGCGGCAAGCGGTAGTTCGCCCGTGCAAAGCAACTGGACGGGGGCGTCGATTAAGGTGCCCGCGGGCGCCAGCATTGATTGGATCGGTAATAATGGTGGCTGGCGGGCGGCGCGGTTTTCGCAGAGTGACTATGTGTCGCCAAATGGCGATGGCAGCCTTACATTGCGGACCCAATCAGGTGATTTGGCGCTGCATCCTGCCGGTACCGGCATGGTCCGCATTCTCTCTGATACGGAATCAACAGGGGCTGTTGAATTGATTGGCCGTGGCTCGCCGCTGAATGCGGTTTCGGCGCCACCTGGGTCAACATTTAGAAATTTGAATGGCGGCGTTGGCAGTACATTCTGGGTCAAGCAGGCGGGAACCGGGTCGACCAACTGGTTTCCCGTGGCGTAGCGGTTTTAAGGCTCAAGGCGGTTTTGATGGCTTGTGGCGCGGCTCTTTGGTGCGGCGAGAAAAATTTCATTTAAGGACATTGCGAACGTGACAACGATTGCACAACTGCCGCCGGCAGCGATTGTTAATCCGACCGATCTGCTGCCGCTGTCGCAGGCGGGGCTGTTATACGCGGTCAGTGTCTCGCAGTTGAACGCGGGGCTGCAGCCGTTGATTAGCGTGCCGAGCGGCGATTTGCTAGGCCGGCAGAGTGCGGGTGCGGGAGGTGCGGAATCCATTGCGGTGGGGACTGGCCTGGCACTCAGCACGGGCACGCTGGCGGCAACCGGCGCTGACCACGCTTTGTTTCCTGTGCAGACCGCGATGTCGCTGAGTGATGATGTCGTGATTAGCAGTGCTGGTGTGCCGGGTTTGTTGCCGTTGACCAGTTTGCGCGGGTTATTCACTGCCGGGAACGGCATAAATATCGATGCCAATGGCGTGCTGACTGTGACGGTGTCTGCGCTTGCGGGGCCGGCCGGGCCGGCGGGCCCCGCTGGGGCGGCGGGACCGGCGGGGCCGTCCGGGGCTGCCGGGCCTGCGGGGGCTGGTTTGGCTGGGCCGGCGGCGGGTAATTCTGTTGGGAGCATTGGCGCCTCCGATTATGTCGCCATTTGGCAGAATGGCGCGCTGGCCTGGATGAGCTATGGGCAGTTCCTGGGCGGCCAGACGATCAATCAATTACCCTCAGCCGGCCCGGCCGGAGATTCGGACCAGCTGCTGGTGGCGCAGGGCAGTTCGTCGTTGACAGTGCAGAGCTTTGGGACGGTTTGGAGTTATATTCAAAATAAATTGCCAATCTATCAGGCTAGCGTTGTAGAATTGACCAGTAACACGGTGCTGGATTCGACGCAGCATAATGGCCGGGTTTTGGTGGCCAGTGCGGCGCTGACGCTGAGCGCGAATTTTGCCAATATGGGGCCTGGGTTTTCATGCACGCTGATTAATTTAGGCCCAGCTCCGGTGACCATGGGCACGGGCATTAGCTCGGGTTCTGGTAGCACCAGCCTGCCACCTGGAAGTTCGACCACGTTATTGGGATTATCCTATTCAGGCGGTTCGCTGGTGTGGTGGAGCGGCGTTGCGGCGAATGCACCGACCATTACCGTGGGCTCGATTGCAGCGCCGGCGCCGCAACAGGCGTTTTTGGTCAGCGGTGGCATATTTAATGATGCCACGACGGCGCTTGATTATTCCGTAGATGGCGGGACGACGTGGATTGCGGCGGTCAGCCCGGTGATTACGGCGAACGCCTACAGTTTTAATGTTGCTGGTCTTAATGCGGGGACATATACGGTCCGGGTCAGGGACCATAATACGATTTCGATTGTTGGTGTGTCCAATAGTTTCACGATTATTGCGCCGACTATCACAATGGGCGCGGTACCGGCGGTGAGTGCTTTGAGCCAGGCGCTGGCCTTGAGTGGTACGGTGTCGCCGGGTAATGCCGCCGTGCAGGTTGGTTTTTCGGCGAGTGCGACGGCGGTGCCTTCGGCTTGGGTCAATGCGTCGGTCAGCAATGGCAATTGGACGGCAAGTTTGACGCCGAATGTGGCGGGCTTGTTTTATGTCTGGGCGGTGCAGACGGGTTCGACATCAGTGGTTGCGGTGTCAAGTGCGATTGATATTGTGGCGGCGTCTCTCACTGTTTCTGTGCCGGCGACCGGTACTGCGAATGTGGCTTTGAGCGTGACAGGCGCGGTGAGCCCCGCCGCCGATGCGGTGAATGTCCAATTAACAACGCAGAATAGCACGGTGCCGGTGTCGGGCTGGATTGCTGCGACAAATACAGCCGGCAATTTTGCGGCATCGCTGAGCCCGGTGGCGGCCGGGACCTATTACGTCTGGGCGCAGGATGCGAGCACGGGGATTTCCACCGTTTCGCCGGCCATTGTGGTCGCTGCGGCGCCAGCGCTGGTCTATGGGTTTAATAATCCTGGTGGCAGCTATGTGCATGGTGTCAGCACCATTCCTTTGAATGGTTCAATCACGCCGGCGCAAAATGTGCCGACGCAGGTGGCCCTTTCAACGTCGAATACCAGCGTGCCGGTATCGGGCTGGCAGGCGGCATCGGTGATTTATAACAATGCGTTGTGGGCGGTGTTCTATACGACGCCGGCGGTAGCTGGGAATTATTATGTGTGGGTGGAAAGCACGGCGGGTGGCAATGCGGCGGTGAGCAGTTTTACGGTATCGGTGACTTAACCGATGTCGCTATTGTTCAATACGCTGGGGGCGCCCTTGCTGGCTGGCGCCAATTTGCGCCTGTTGGCCAGCGCCTTGGCGGTTGGTGGTGCGCCGCCGGCGGGGGTTTTTACCGGGCCGACGCCGGGTTCGATCAGTGGGTTGTCGGGCTGGTGGGATGCTGGGCTGTTGAGCGGGCTGCAAGGGGAAAGCGGGCAGGGTCTGACGGCGAGCAATTCGCAGATTGGGCTGATTACCGATAAATCGGGTAACGGGAATTCGCTTACACCCTACCATATCGCAGCTGATATAACACCGGCCGCGACGCTGGCGGTGCCGCGGGTGAATGGGTTTTTGGGGGCTGCCGGCGCGCCGGATGCGGCGATTGTGAGTTATGGGCCTAGTCTGGATCCCGATTGGGGGCTGTCGCATCCTGGGTTTGAGCTGGGCGCGGGGGCGGCGTGGACCCGGTATCTGGTTTGGACACGGCCGAATTGGCGGCAGGGAACGTATTATGTGAATAATAGCCCGATTCCATTGATTCATTGCACGGCCTCCAATTCTACGATTTTGCAGGCGGATGGTGCGGAGGGCAGCAATCTGACGCTGTTTCCGGGTATGTCTGCGCAGGTTTATTTGACCACATCTCTGGCGCGCCGGCATACTCATGCAATTATTTTGCGCAATACGCCGGGTGTGGGGCTGGATGTGTGGCTGGATGGGACGCAGGTGGCGTCCGCGATTGCCAATCCGCTGGCGGCGAGTGCGAATGCGCAGGTTTTATTGTTGCATGATAGTACCATACAAGGCTCGGCGCAGTGCTGGTTTCATGAGGCGGCGTGCTGGGAGCGGGCGCTGAGTGCTGCCGATATTGCTACTTTGATTGCAGCGCAAGGGCGCTGGGTGTTGGGGACACGGCGGGGCATAAATCTGCTTGTCATGGGGCAGTCCAATGCGGCGTGGTTTATTACGGCCGGTGCGGCGCTGGCTTTGGCGCAGGGTATTGCCTGGTATGTGGGTGCTGCCGCTTATGGGATTACGGCGGCGGCTTCGGGGACATATCTGTCACCGAATCGCTATTCTGTTATCTCTGGTCATCCGATTTCCAATTCTTCACCGCCTTTATTTCCGCCTGGGCCGGCGGGTGGAACGTTTTTGACCAATCCGGGGGATGGGTCTGATCCATCGACCTGGAGCGGTGGGCCGGATTTTACCGCGTTGACTGATTATCTTACCGGGAGTGCCGCGATTGTTTCGGCGGTTGATGAGCAGGATATCGCGTTTTTGGTCTGGCCGTGGTCCGAGCAGGACAGCACCATGCCTTATGCGAATAAATCTCTGTATAAAGGCACGGTGTTGCAATTATTGGCGCTGACGCGGACGTTGCTCGGCCGGAATGCGGCGAATTTGCCGTTGCTGGCCTGGAATGCGATTCCGTATGAGACCAATGATGGCGTGCAGATGGTGCGGGAATCGATAGCCGATCTGGCGGCGGTGGCGGCGAATAATATCGTGGTTTTTGCCAAGCAGACGGCGGATTCTAATCCGCTCAATGCGGCCTACGACCCGGTGACGGGGATTTTTACGGGTGGTGATCCTGAGCATCGGGATGAGCCTGATTTGCTGCGCTATGGGCGCATTGGGGCGCTGGCGGCCGGGCGGGCGGCGATGGCGATGGGGTTGGCGGATTCGATTCTTCCGCCCACGCTGCCAGTTGCCGGTTTGCCCTTGCAAGGCGGGCCGCAGATTAGCCGTGTTTACCGCGCCTCTAATACCAGTTTGATTCTGACCGTTGTGCATGATTCGGGGAATGATTTGATTGTGCCGCTGCAGGCGGCGAATGGGGCGGGGTTTGCTGTTATGGATGGTGGCAGTGTGGCGGCGCCCGGAAATATTATCACTGCAACGGCTGCTGCGCAGATTGATGCGACCCATGTGTCGGTGACGTTGGCCAGTGCCATCACAAATCCGTCTGCGGAGGTGTTGTTCTATTATCCGTATGGTAGCACGCAGATCGGCCGGGGGGATGCGGTGACGGATAATGCTGCCAGCCTTACACCGCCGGTGAACTGGAATATTGGCAATGATCTTGGCTCGGCCTGGGCGCTGAATTTTCCGCTGCAGGCGACGACTTATGGAATTACCCTATCGGATTCAGTTGATTGA